AATATAGCAAGGCATTATATTTGGGGGGCATGATGTTAAAACATAAAACTCAATTTGTTGATAGGTTAATTCCTCTTTTTCCACAAATTAGAATCTATGACTTAGACGGCACGATTATAGATTCGAGCCACCGAGCAAGGCATGATGAAAACGGAAAACTTGACTTGGATCATTGGAAAGAAAACAACACAAAGGAAAACATTTTTAAAGATGATTTACTTCCTATGTATTGGCAACTTGTTCATGATTACAAGAATGGCGATATCATTATACTTTGCACAGCTAGAGAATTGAATAAATATGATTATGAGTATATTCATTCAATGGGCATTTATTATGATTACATCACTTGCCGAAAGGTTGGGGAAACCACAGTCGATTGGAAACTAAAGAGAAGATTATTAAATCCTTTCTTTAATCTGAAACCTTTTAGACCATTCCAAAAATGGTTTTTTGATGATAACGAAAATAATTTGAAAGCAATCGAAGATATGGGGGGTATCTCAATCAATGCTAGAGAATGGAATGCAAATTGTGGAATAAAATCCATATAACCAAAGGGGCGAGAAATCGCCCTTTTTTTATTTTCAAAAATGTTAGTAAGCACTTACTATGAATGAGAATCATTCGCATTTAGCGATTCCCTTATATTTTTTTAAAAAAGTGCGCTCTGCGCCAGAGTGAAAAACCGACGAGTGGAAAAGTGATGCGTCCGCGCCAGAGAGTGAAAAACCGACGAGTGCAAAGTCTATCTGAAACGCAGCGCTTTATCCACAGGTTATCCACAAGTCTTCTGGCGCTTCGCGCCCATTATAACATAAATCTTTTGCGGGGTCAAGAACTTTTTTGCAAAAACGCAAAGTTTTTTAAAATGGCGAGTCTCTCCCGCCCCGCCTACCCCATTATTATATCATACATTTTCGCTTTTGTCAAGAGTTTTTTATAAAAAAATACCCGCTTTCGCGGGTACTTTGCTATGAGCAGATTTCAATCAATCGGACAATTGTCTCTTTGTTTGCTCTCTCAAGACTTCCTAGGAAACCTTTGTTTACTTTTACTGCCTCTTCTAATTTTGCAACCAGCGCAGCTTTGGTTGGCTCTACTTTTTTATCTTTTTTCATTTTTCTCTCCTTGACAATGAATATATTATAGGCGCTTTGGTCAACCATGTCAACACCCACAGCAAAGTTTTTTAAATTATTTTATCCACAGGTTATTCACAGCGAAGCGCGCCGATTTTACCACACTTCGACTAGCTTGTCAAGGGTTTCTTTAATTTTTTACTGATTTTTTTAATTTGGGCAGTCTTCGCGCAGCACCCGAGCAAAACACGCATAAACAAAGGCTTTTGGCAGAGTGGCGTCTGCGCCAGAGTGCAAATGTGACGAGTGCTAAAGTGATGTGCAAAACCGACACACCGCTGCGCGGGTATTTTCAAGGTCTTTTTATTTTAGCACGGATTTGCGCGGGTGTCAAGGAAAATTATAAGAAATTGCGCTTTTTTTCGACAATTCGAGCGAAGCGAGGTGGTTTCGCGTCCCGCCCCCCGAAGTTCCGACCTGATTTTTTATTAAAAATGTGCATTTTCTATTGACACGGGCAATCACTTCGCATATAATATATACATATTGAGAAAGGAGGAAAAAGTGAAAGAAAGAAAAATTAAATTAAAGTTTTTTCAAAATCTTCTTGACAAAATAGAAAATGCGTACTATAATAGACTTATAAATAATTGGGAGAATAAAAACGATATGGCAACAGCAAAAAATTACACAGAAGAACAAGTCACAATGATGACTGAAGCATACGCTGCTAACCCTAGCAGAGAAACAGTAGATGAACTTGCTTCTACACTTGGCAAGACAACTAGAAGTATCATTGCTAAACTTTCAAGAGAAGGTGTCTATCAAGCACAACCTAGAACTACAAAATCTGGTGAACCAGTAGTAGCAAAGAGTGAACTTGTAGCAACAATCTCAGAACACTTTGGTATTGAACTTCCTACCTTAGTCAAAGCAGGCAAGCAAGACCTACAAAGATTGGTTGACGCAATCTCTCAGTAATCGTCAAGGAGTGATTACCCTAAGTAATCCATTTTGAAAAGAGTATCTATCTGAGGTAAGTGTCTACGGGAGCACACCTAAAAAGGAAGTAGCAAGTTCGACTCTTGCACCTCAGATATCTCTGCTCTTTTCAAAGTGAAGTTTCAGTAAAAAATGTAATGTTTTTATTGACAAATCCTCTCAAAGTCGGTATAATATATGTATCTTTTGAGAGAAAGAGAAAGCGAAACCGAGAGTGGAAAGCAACTAACAGAACCACCGACATACTGAGTGGGAAAGCAACGCAGAACCTCCGAACACGCTGGGATTGTGGCAAAGTTGCCTACCCACCAAGTCGAAAATAAATCAATTTTCTTCTTGACAAATGGTTAAAAAGTAAGTATAATATACTTATATTCTGAAAAGAAAAAGAGGTAGAACTAACGCAGAGTTATTCGGCATTGTAGGAGTAACTAGTGCGGCAGCACAATAAATATAGCAGTAAACTGATACCCTTACAGGATTCTAAAAAGACAACAAGGGCGTTTTGATGGTCAGATACAGACATATTTTCGCAAACAAAGGAAGTGTATCTCCGATTTAGTGGTCGGTCAAGGAGTGAGTGGCGTAAGTTCCAGTAATTTCTCAACGTATAAGTCCTGAAATGGCAGTTGAGTCGTAAGCGATTACTGCCCCACCCTTCACAACTCTCTCGTGAGTATACAAGCGACACAGTTGCCCAGTCAGCAGAGTCGTTAAAAGGAATCTGATTTGGCGTGATAGGTGGGAGATACTACGATAATATCACCTAGTGTGGAGCAGACACGCTTGGACTTGACAGCGTCACAGCAAGATAACAAACCATTCTACTTGGTAGCAACTTCGCCGCGAACGTTAGTGTAAGAACTAAATAGACTGTAGGGACTCATTGCGTCACTTAAACAGACAATGGAGTTTGTTGGAGTTCTCAAAAACCAACCCTTTATTCAGAGTGCAAGGTGCGATTCATGGTTTACCTGTCAATCCCTGTAAGCATAATAAAGGCAACCAGTGGCAACCTTTGGATAGGAAAGAAGCACTAAACCTACGGGTTTATAGTGGTAACTTCGATAAGACCACATATTGTGTAAATGGAGAGTGAACTACCATAAGAACGGCACTCTAGGCAGAACCCACGCTATGTGAAACACAAGCAAACATTGACACTTGCGACATTGTCACAAGCAAACATTGACACTTGCGACAGCATAGAGAGTAGGGAAGTATGCACTTATTACATATTTGAGGTAGAGGAAGCATTGCTTATAATCTACCAAGAAGGCATTTAACAGCAAGGTAGCGCATAAATCAATCCCATCTGTATAAAATGCCCAGTCAGACAAAGTGCACTTTGTAGTAGGCGACATCAAGTAAAAAACCAATCAGTTTTTTCGAGGGAACATTCACAGTTCCCTCTTTTTTTGTTCTCAAAAAGTAGACATCAAACTTTTCTACCTATTTTAAAAATAGTTCTTGACAAATCTGTCCAAATCCAGTATAATATATGTATCAAAAGAAAAAGGAAACCACCTTTCCTACGTAATGAGTGTGGCGTCCCCAAACGGAGATTGGGCAGTGCAGTATGAGACAGACTGCACACTTATATTAACAATTTTATTTACAGGAGGTGGCACAATGCCAGCAAAGTTTAAACCAAGTCAAAAAGTGTACAAAAGAGGAGTTCCAACAAGTCAACTTCCTACACAACACTTTTATCTAAAAAATACACCAAAAGAGGAGTTATTCGCAGAGATTAACAAATCAAGTGTAAAACCGAAGCAAAGACAAAAGTGTCTAAACGAACTCGCTAGACGCGGTATTCAGGTACAGTGGGTATCTAAGGAGAGTGTGTAATGGCAAAAGCGTGGGGTAGTAATCATGTAAGTCATAAGAAAAAGACTTCACAAGGCAACGGCAGAGGCACTTTCAGTATCAATATGAACAAAGATAAAAAGCGTTCATACAAAAAGTATAGGGGGCAAGGCAAGTGAAAAAGAAATGGTTAGATGCAATATTCAAAGAACCCTTTGATGCGTCAGACCCAGTAGAGTGGTTCTTACTTCTAATGGGGGCAGCAGCACTTGGGTTTATAATAATACACGGAGTAATTCAGTGGATTGGACAGTAGTAGCACTAGTAGGTATGTTTTTAATATACATGTACTTTGACAACAGTGATGGCAATAAGTATGGGTAAAGTAATTGCATTTCCTACAAAGACTGAGGCAGATAAGTTGAAAGTAGAACTTCGTATGCACGAAGAAGAAATCAAGATGTGCCTTGATGATTTAGAAAGTATTAATGGACACATCGTGGAGTTGACAATAGAATACGAAAATATGCTTCGTAGACTGTGTGAACTCTATGGTGTTCCCTTACCAGAGGAGTTTTTAGAAGGTGATAATTAGAGGTAGTATGAACTACGACAGAAATGGTCGTAAACGTAAAAAAGCGATAGGTTGGAGTAAACAAAAACGCAGAGAGTATCAATGGGCAAAAGAACAGCGCGGTGATATGATAACACCTGTAGAGAAAAAGGAGTACCCTAGTGCTAAACCTAGCGAATATACTCCACCTCCAAATCAAGATTATAAAAAAGAAATTAGTAAACAATATACTGTGAGTATTCCTTATAACAAGGGTGCATATCAGGTCATTCCAAAATCGGAGGTAAAACACATTGGAAAGTAGAGTAAAACATTATAGAGTAGGTATGAAAGCGAATGGCAGTAAGATAGTAGCAATTCGATACCCTGAACATACAAAACCAAAGTATGCACATTGGGAAACACCAAGTAGAAACTGTCACTACATGGATGTAGAGTTGGCAGACGGCAGAGTAATCAGTAGTGAGCAACTTCACTTAGGGAGGTTTGCTGATGTTAAATGATTATGCAAAGTTCGTAAACAAGTGTACATCTGATGAAAGTAGAGAAACGATTTATTTTCAGAACAGACTAAGTGCATTAGACCACGACTGTGGTGAAGTGCAATGGAGTAGACTTATGACATCTGCTATCGGTATGTTAGCAGAGAGTGGTGAGTTTACTGAAGTAATGAAGAAGATACTCTTTCAAGGTAAAGAGTATAATGAAGAAAACCGATTTCATATGAAAAGAGAACTCGGTGATGTGCTGTGGTATTGGATTCAAGGTTGTATCGCACTTGGATATACCCCAGAAGAAGTAATGCTAGAAAACATAAAGAAACTCGAAAAGCGATACCCAGATGGTTTCGAGGTAATTAGAAGTGAAAACAGGGAGAAAGGTGATATATAATGGCAAATCATGTATATTTTAATTTAAGTTTAGAAGGATTAACAGACGAACAATGGGATTTGATGTTCAAAAGTCAAAAAAGTACTAGACCTCATTGGAAAGAAGGCGAACCTGATATAGAGTACCATGAGTTAGCAGAGGTACACGAACAACCTTTTATGAGTAGAGTAGATAGAGAATATGACGAAGAAGGTTGGATATCAGACTCATACCAGTGGTACTGCGATAACTGTGGTGCTAAGTGGGTAAATATAGAAGAATGGGAGAACAATGGATACATTACTGGTTACAGTGCATGGTCAACTCCACAACAGATGGTAGTAAATCTACTAGAGTATGCAAGTAATAGATGGAAACTTGAACTCACTGCAAAGATGACTTATGAAGATGAGTTCAGAAACTTCATTGGAATAGACGAGTTTGAAACCTATGAAGAAGATGGTGAGTGGTATTGTTCCTTTGACGAGGACTACATAGATGGTAATGAACTTACTAAAATGGTAGAAGAAAAGTTTGATTGTGACTGTAGAGATGACGACTTTCAATGGGGAGATTATTATAAGGACACAGATATAGTTCCACAGGAGTGGTTAGATGATGTAGTCTATAACTATTTTGAGACAGGAGAACTCAATGGGGCAGTATGATGATAGAGTCGAAAGACAAAGACTACTGTTAGAAGCAGAAGAGTGGTCAAGAGGTGTTAAAGCACTTCACTGCCACTCTCTCAGCAGTATGTGGTATGATAACAGACCAGAGGATACAGCAAATGGTAAGTCTGTAATGGATATAGAGTACAATGGTAAACTTATTAAGAGAATACTAGAAGATGGAAGTGTGCATTACTTTGGTGAAAGACTGAGAGGAGATGCCTTAATTCGTGAGTATCAAAGACACAATGCAGATGCGAGGAGTGAATATGTCTATATCTGATGATGAAAAAGAACTAGAGTACTATGCTTGGGAAAGACAGTATGGTAGAGAAGAAGCAATATTAATCGCTGCAGAAGAATGGGGAACAAGTACTGTTCTAGTGGAGCAGCAAGTTAAAAAATGGGATAATATGTTATGGCAATAAATTATACAGAGCAACAAGTAGAGTTCATGGTTGATGAGTACACTGCGAATCCTAGTAGAGAAACAGTAGAAAAACTAAGTGAAACTCTGAACAAAAGTATTAAATCGATTATAGGAAAACTGTCAAGAGAAGGAGTATATAGAAAAACTGTGTACACTACAAAGACAGGAGAGAAACCAATTACTAAGTTAGAACTAGTAGAACAGATAGCAGAGAACTTAGGTGTAGATACCACAGCCCTAGCGGGGTTAGAGAAAGCACCTAAAAGTGCCTTAAAAATCATAAGGGGTGAAGTATGAGAATATGTAGACTAGGTAAAACTGACCCACTTGTAGAAAAACATGGAAAGTATGCAGAATGTTTAGGACTGCTAGAGTCTGCTACAGGAATGAAAGCAAGACTGAGATTTGCAGATGGTCATAGAGAAACAATCGAAGTTCAAAGAATAAGAATGCTACAGGACAAGAAC